CGACGGCAGAATAGGAAACTCGCACACAGATGTACCCGGGCACGATGGAAGTCTTGGTTACGGAGGTAAGTGCTTTCCAAAAGATATTAATGGATTTATTAAATATTACGAAGACAACGACATTGAACCAACAGTGATGTCTGCAGCTTGGCAAAAGAATCTAGAAGTTAGACAAAACCACGATTGGCTTAAAATTGAAGGGGCCACATCAAACAACAAAGGAGATAAAAATGAGTGATACACAAACTTATAAACTTTCAAACCAGGCATTAGGAGCAGTAATGATGGCTTTACAGGAATCCCTGTTAAATCAGATTGACATCGTTCCAATTCTAAAGGGCTTTGAATTAGTAGAAACAAACGATGGATTAACAGTAACAAATCCGCCGACTGTTCGCATTTCGAATGATAACGAAGTCAGTGAAAACGATTTGTTAAATATGGTCGAGTAAGTGCCTCGCTATAACTATAAATGTTCTGCCTGCGATGTGGAGATGATTATCACTCATTTGATGGATGATAAAATAGATTTCTGCACAAGTTGTCAAGAGTTTGATACAATGATAAAGCTACTAACAACACCTCTTTATAAAAATAAAGCCGACTCTATCCAGAAAACCGGTGAAACAACAAAAGAATATATCGAAGCAAATAAAGAGGTATTGCAGCACCAGAAAGAGAACGCAAAACGAGAAACTTATGAGCCGACTTGAAATTATTTTATCATCCATCCTGCTACTTTCGATTATTTTTAATGTAGGAGTATTTGCATATGCCCGCTCTGCAATAGTACGATTGTTGTGGGTTGCCGAGGAGTTGGGAGATCTACAAAAGATGGTCACATCATTCTCAGATCATATTCAAGCTGTCTATGAAACAGACACCTTTTATGGAGATGAGACGTTGAGAGGTTTAGTAGAGCACGCTCGCTCTTTTGACGAACAGTTAGAAACATTTGAATACGTATATTCGCTAATAGAAAAGGAACCTACCGATGACGACGACGCAGAAGCCGACGAAGCCGACGATCAAGAGACGTAAAAAGAGAACGAAAAATCATTATTTTACTCAAGAGCATGAAGATGCAATTGTAAAGTATGCCCAGACACAATGTCTTCGTGAAAGAACAGATCTTTATATAAAACTAATAAGACCAGCTTTTGATCAGATGGTTGATAAAATAGTCTTTACTTATAAATTCACAAATTTGCCAAATTGCGATTCTCTACGAGATGAATGTAAAGTTTGGCTAATGACAATATTAGAAAAGTATGACCAAAGTAAAGGATCGAAAGCCTTCTCATACTTCTCAGTGATCACGAAAAATTGGTTTATCCATAAAGTGAAACGTCAGCAAAAAAGAAACAGAAGAGAGATCGACTATGACAATATTTCTAAATCATATGAGGAAGAATATTTGTCAACAAGTGAATCATATCTCTCAACAAGAGAAGAGAATGAATTCTGGAGTTCGTTTTATCAAGAAATGAAATCTTGGGACGAGACGCAGATGAAAGAAAACGACTTAAAAGTATACAAAGCGATTGTTGTTCTCTTTGAATCAAAAGAAGATATCGAAATTTTTAATAAAAAAGCTATTTATTTATATCTGAGAGAGCTTACTGGTCTCAATACAAAACAGATCGTCAATTCTTTAAAGAAGTTTCGAAAGAAATATTGTTCATTTAAAGGAGACTGGGAAGGTGGAATGTTATGAGTAGCGGGAAAATAGATACATTAATTGCGGAAGCATTAGACAATATTCGAAATGATCGAAAAGTTGCGAAAGAATTCTTAAATGAAATCGCAAATCAAATTGCTAATGATTCAGAGCAAAATAAGTATTTAAGCCCCGTCGCCGCGAAACATATTGAGACGATGCAGAGATCCAATGAGCAATTAGTAAAAATCATTAATTTGAAACAGAAAAATTCCGTTGGTACAATAGAGTTAGACCAAAAAGAAAAAGATGAACTATTTGATCTGATACAAGGTGGAACGAATGGGACAAAATAGGAGTTCAATAGATCCAAGCTTATTTACGACTGCCCAAGGCACCGTAGAATTGGAAGCCAACGCATTAAGAGAATCGTTAGCTTATGACGCGTATGGCTCTCAGACTGAATTTTCTGTTATTGTATTAACCACACCAATCCCAATGTCCGGGCGCGATGCAGCCGCTGTGTTTTCGGGAGCCAGTAATTTAGAAGCCACTAACCCTCTCGAGGGCGGCATTGTTTTTAAAGGAAGAATTATTGGGAACGGCTTTATTTCTCCACATGCATCTATTCCAAACCCGTGTAATCTGGACAGAGCATCCTCCCCTGGCGTAGCAATCAAGATTATTAATATGCATACCACATTTCAGTCAGTAACTTCATATTCTGGACGCATACCAAACATAGGAGACGTCGTAACTGTAAAGTTGCAAGCCGGCGACATAAAGTTTAATCTGCAAAATGCAGTCTTTGATAAAATCACTAATGCAGCAGATTCCTCTAAAGTAGCAAACTCGATGGCAGCCCAATGTCAATCTTTAGCTGACACGTTCGAGGCGTTCGATCCCGAGAATGACCTTGGCGACATGGACTTTGCGTATGCGGATAACTCGAATGAAGGACCCAGAGTACCAGAGATTTCCCGCGCCCAAGCACAACCAACGATTGATTCAATCGTCTCTAAGTTAACTCAAGACCCGGGTCTATTGGGGTATACTCCTCTCTCGGCCGGAAAATGTGGCATCCCTTCTGACTTCTTCGGATCTAGCCCGTCCGCTGCCGAGACTGCGCTCATCGAAAAATACACGCCCGTCAACTGTGAAGAAAGAGTTATTGGCAAGTCAGTCCAGAACAGCCCTGTCAAAGTCAAAGGGCATCCCGTATGGCTCAACACATTGGAAGCCATTTATGCCGCAGCCCAAGAGCAATCATGGTGGATACCTCACATCACAAAATATGGTGTTGAACCTATATGTTTCTCCGCCGGCTATCGATCGATAGATACTCAAATTTTTCTTAGGATGAAAAATGGCGGACACAGAACGTTCGACGAAGTGATGAGTTCTCCACCGAGCCCAAGATGTTCCCCACCCACCGCACCACCCGGAAAATCTAGGCACAATTTAGGATTAGCTATGGATTTCTGCGGCTCAATCGGCGCCAAAGGCGGTGGCGCCCAGACGGAAGCCCACAAATGGCTCGAGAAGCAAGGATTAGAAGGTAATAGCACTTATGACATCAAAAATTATCAAAAAGAAAATTGGCACTGGAGTGTTGATGGATCTTAAAATTAAAAATTGGATAGAGTAAATGGGAAAAAAATCAAATATATATGACCACGGCTTGCTGGACCACTTGCGGCAGCTGTTCATAACCCCACCAGCACATACAATAGCCGACCAAAAACAAACAATGAATGTAGTAGGCAGCCATTCTGGGCTGTATAACACTGTAGTACCCGAACCAAGAGCAAACTTTGTGGTAGCCTCAAACAGCATGCTACTCACCGATAGCACAAAAAATGTGGGCATTGTTATCGGCTCAGACAGACCTTCAACCAAAGCCTCCGGATATGGAGGCAAGGGCGCCCAAAAAGCTAATACCATCGATTTAGTGGTTGGTCGAATGTCGTCGCAATCTAGATTACCTGATGGACAGATAGTTAATAACGCGTTTAGTGGGGATGCTGCCAGAATCTATATTAGTCAAATGACTGACATAGATATAAACTTTGGGGTCGAACCAGGACAATCCGGTAATATTAAAGGACGCAGCGGAATCGGAATCAAAGCTGACGCTGTTCGCGTGATCGGTAGAGAAGGTGTGAAAATAGTCACCGGGCGCTCGTTTGCTTTTAAAGGCCACGGCGCCCATGGCGAACAGAATTCCCGCGGCGGCAAAATAAAGCAGCCCGCACCCCCGATTGAATTAATCGCTGGTAACATAAAGACGGAGTCCGGAATTTTAGACCGAGATCCACCAATAAGAGTTTTGCAAGGTATTGCAAAAGGAGAACATGTCCGAGATGCATTTAGAGATTTAGGGAACATTGTCGAGGAACTCAACTCGGCAGTTTTTGCTTTGGCTCTGGTAAACACTACAGCATTTACGGCACTCGCTCTTACACCCATTCCGCACCATGCAGCCGCTGGAGCGGCGGCAGCCGCCTCAATAGGCGCCTGGATCTTACCCAGTCTGCATATGACTCGAGTAACTAAAACTTTATGGGATGTCAATTATGCTCAACCCATTGGAGATTATTATGTGGTTAGTACAAACGTCTTCGCTACATAAGAGGGTACATTTAAAATGTCTGAATCTAAATTCTTAAAATTTCAAGATAAGACCGGCGACGGTTTAAACGACAAGTGCGATGACATTATTGATGTCACCCCGGGTAAAAAATGCCCTGCATGCATTCCGAATCCGAACTTTGTTACTCCAAATTGGAGAAACAGAGATTCAACTGAACCATGGCTGAACGAAAAGTTTTGTAAATATCAAATTGCAGTTCAAACAAGCCATCAAAATATTGTTGAGATCGCTGACCTGTATTCTGAATATAAGGATGAAGCCATCGAGGGACTGATAGTTGGCTTTAACAAAGCAGATTCGCCAGAAGCCCGAAGCACTATTTCTTCTGCACTTGTCGAACAAGCATATGATCTCGACGCCCGACCAACATCATATGCCAAGCTCCTATACTCCGTATCGTATGAAACCTTAGCCAATCTCCCAGCAATCGAAACAGAGGAAGAAGAAGAGGAAGAAGAACCCACCGAAGGAACAGCTCCGATTATAGTTGAAATGGAAGCAGATCTTATTGCTTCGCGTCTCATCCGAGTCCGCAAAGCGTTCAACCTTTATTCGAGATTCTATAGAGTATACAATTACCTCGAAGAAGGTAAAATTGTCTTCGAAGAATCGAATAAATTATATTCTATTAAACAGCTTGGTCGATATGGCGATGCTGGTCTCTTTCCAAACAGTACCTTAGCGCAATTATTGACATCTTTAGATGGATTTTTAAACGACAAAGGGCTCAATATTTTTGGTATTGGCAAAATATCTTTTGGCAACGACAGGGTTACTAAAATTGAATTTAAATTCTCTTCAAAATACAAACTAAGAAGATTGAGAGTTTGGTCCTTGGGTTGTGGCGGAAAACCCTTTGTATATAAGAACAAGAGGCTCAAACCATTGGTTTCGAAAGAAGCCTGGAGGGATCCAACTGCGGTCTCCTATTTCGCCAAAATAGACAAAATAGACCAAAAACTGCAAGCCAAGGAAGCAGTACACTGGCTTGAAATTATAACGGAGTTCACATACCCGAAAGTATACGAAACGTTTGATTGGCCCAAACAAGAGTCAGCAAATTCTTCGGCTAGCTGCATAAGCAACGCTATAGCAACCGGCGCGAAGAACCTCGGGCAAGATATGTTAGATGAAGTTTTTAGTATTGGTGACGCAATCGCTTACCAATTTAACAAAGACATTTGTTCTAAATCGGTGGGTGCCTACCAAGAAAAGCAGATAAAGCTCGGCACCGTTATAGATCCAAATAGCTTTGATCCAGCGACTGGAAAGCTAGGACAACCCAAAGACTTGATGTCCTTTGCAACCGAACAAGCATTTAAGCAGATGCAGGATGACGAACAAATATTTGTAATGATCTGTGCAAACTTCTTATCGGGCGTCGCCGGCGGTAAATTGCCAGTTGGTAATATACAATTTTTAGATAACTTGTTTGCCGATGGTTTAGACCGACTTAAAATTTGCGGCTTGTTCGATTTGGTAATGGAAGTGATGGGTTGCCTTCTTGGTGGACTTAGCTTAGAAGCAGCGATGTCTGGTATCATTAAAGCTGCGCTTCGCGGAATGTCTGTGGGAAATCTCGGAGACTTTTTCATAGGACTACCTCCTGAAAAACAAGCAGTCCTCGAGCAGTTAGTAGAGAAAAAACTCAATGAAGGAGATATCCTTAAAGACCCATCCGGCAGTGCTTTAGATGGCGGCTTGGGCGTAGTCTCTGACGTAACAAGCGGCAAACTAAAGTATACGCCACCATGGAAAAGAAGCTCCCCTGACACATCAGGCGCCCCCGAGGGTGACCCGGAAACCCTTAATAAGAATAAAAGACCATCCGGAGAATCCTCGGAACTAACAAGAAGAACGTTAGCCCAACAATTTGATGTACAGAACAATGTCGAGAACGAACTAAGCGATAACGTTATAGTTGAAGCATATATTGCAGCCCTTGTCGAGGTATACGCAGGTGATTTATTATCTGTGACAGATATGCTCAATAAGTACCCAGGCGCCCAGATGATTGCTAAACTCATTCTCCAATTAGATTGTCCAAGACCGCCTATTCTATCGCCGAATGTTTTAGATTTCATTAAAGATGTAGATTTACCATGGTGCCGCAGCTTAAAAAACTTAACACTGCCAAAACTAATTAATCCCTTTGGTTGGATACCAAAACTTTCGGATCTTGCTGGAATCATTTTTGAACTTCTAAAATTGGCGCTGCAGAAAATATTGATAATGATCATTGTTAAAATAATGATCAAGGTTTGTGAGCTTCTTGGATCCGCAATTTGCAAAGCACTTGAAGCGGCTGGCTCTGTAATAGGTTCCTTGCCGGGTCTCATAGGAGGCACCACAACCTTTAGGGATGTTATTAGAGATTCAATTTGCGGAGAAGAAGCTCCCGATGATCAAATCGATGATACAATCGTTGAGATGTTTGAAAAACTGGGCGTTGGCGGCGCAGCCTTAGCGGACAAAGATACAGTAATATCGTTTGCTGGCGATTTATCCTCCGCTGTCACTCGCACTGAAATGATGAATGCCTTCCTGGGTGAGATGTCAAGCGACATGGCAACAGCAGGATTCAACCTCGTTCAATATGAATACCCCCAGCTTGAAGAAGCGTTCCCTACTAAGGCATCACTCAGCGATTTCATGTCTAACTGTGGAACACTGATCCCAGAAGAGGTAAAACAAGGCATGAGAGAGTTTATGTCCGATTTACCGGCCGACGATGACCTTCCTGCAAATCCGACATTGTGTGCCACCCCAGAACAGTTGGATAAATTTAAAGAAATGCGTTGTGCACTGCTAGAAGGTCGCGCAACCCCAGAACAGTGCGATACTATGTTCGACAACCTACAAGGTGATCTACAGGACGATTTAGAAAGTCTTGCTACAGTGATGCAGAAAGGGTTCACAGATTTAGACGCCCTCGGCATGCCACCGCTGGTATCCCAACCCGGCTGTGACGACGGATTAATCCCCTTTGAATCACCACAACAACAGACTGCAGTTGCTATGAGTCTTGGCGGCAGTTTGAAATCCCTCAAAAAAGATTACGCTGAAGATATGATAGGAAACGGCGGTATATTTGGCGAATGGGGTCTCCTCAACATGATTTTAGCCGATACATTGGGACAGCCATTAACCGCTCACTGGAGAAAAGGCGCACTAAATCCGTCATATGTTGATTTTGTTACTGTCGGAGACGTTCCCACCGAGGAGAACTTCATGCTATTCTTCTCGGATCCCTCCCCAACGCCCTTACAAAAAGGTAATTTCCCCAACAAAGTAGCGGCTTATCTGCAAAAAGAAATAGAAGAGCTATCGTTGACAGTTACTCTGAACAACACTTGGAAAAATGAAACCAGTGTTACTAAAACTTTCGATGAACTTGGCTTTACTGGATTATTTGGAGGGATAGATATAGATAGAATCGCGATTCCGGATATGGGATATAACGTCTCGTTAAAAACAAATCTGGGTACCGAAAGCATGAAGGTTGTTCGCGAAGGACGCAAGGGCGATCAAGATGTAACACTAAAATTCAGAGACAATAATAAAGGTCGAAGATCTTCGTCTGGCACAAAATACGCATATGGGTTTGACATTGAAGTTTACTTCGCAGATTTAGAATCCAACGGGAGCACAATATCAAGCGTCGGCACTTCGTTCGATCCAGTTGACTCAACCAGAATTAATATTAATAATATCTACAATCCGAACGCTATGTACCGAGAGGATCTTAGGGCGTTGATGAGCCCAGTCGACTGGGCAAAATATCTTTATGAAAAAAGTAAAAGCTCCTCCGATATTACCGATCGGTTTTATGAATTCCTTGCCGTTGATGATACCTTCGGTGAAATAGACCCAGAGTTTTACCCGACATTCGCTGAATGTTACTCAGGAAAATCAGAGTATACACCAGCAGTACATTTGTTACAAGATATTATTAATAATAATCCGCAACAGAACCCGACTCCTTCTAAGGACTCTATAAATACACACATCGGCGCCGTCATCAGCCGCATTTTTGAGAATTTTAAATCAGAGATAGCGAACAACGACGCCGCTTTCAAATACGGCGCCAAATATGATACGTTGGTTGAAGAGGACGCAGAATATGTCGTTAAAGGCGGACAAACATTGTCTTCTGCCGGCACACTTTACGGCGACGCGGAAATAGAAGGAGACGACGGCGGAAGAAGGAAGGTGAAAAATTCGGATATGATCTTAGGCGTGAGTAGAGATCAGTTACGAAACGGTTCAGAAGCCCGTGTTTATTACTTAGACCCTACAACTTATGGGGGTTCATATACTAATCCTGGTATTCATATTAAACCCCTACAATATGATGGATATATGGGAATGGTTAATGTGATGTTCCCTGACTTTAGCCCGTGTAAGCCAAGAAATACCGATTTAGTAGATTTTGATTCGATTGGAAAAGAGATCTCGGACACTTACAATGATATCCCAGATGATCAGAGACTACAGTCAGATCCCGATTGCGTAACCGAAGTACCCTATAACAGGATCCTAAATCGTTCCGCAAAAGCCGGTATCCAAGGTATACTCCGAGCTGCATGCAGAATTTATGCAAGCGCGCACTACTTGAAAACATATGCAACATTCTCAGTATTCAAGCCAGATTTCGAGAATGTTTTTAGTACGATATATCCACAATATATCGTTGAGTCAATGGAGAGATCTTTTAGAGACGCCCAAGGCGCCGGCTGGGAATTCTTCAACACGTTTAAAGACGATGAATTTTGGTACGGCTTCTTAGAACAAGCAGTGCAGACATATGGAAGATTGGTAGATTCTGGGGTTATTGTAAATCCACCAGAGCCAGTCTTACATGCTTTGTTTAGAATTAACGACGCACAAGAAAACTATAGATACCCAAGAATTACAGATAAAAGAAACGATGTGTCTAAAGCAAAAGACGTGGAAGAAACAAGCGCCCCAGATTATTGGCCGCTTAAATCAATAGGCTTACGCAAATACCGAGACGAAAAGAAATTTGAAGCGATACAAGCAACTGAAGAAGACGCAAAAATTGTTTTAAAGGAATTTGTAATGCAAGAATTAAAGTTCCTTAGTGATAAATTCTTAAGAAACCTGTCAGCCTCCGGAGTCGAGCCAAAAATTAATGATTTGTTCTATTATATTTTATCTAATATGACCCAAGGTGGGGAAACTTTGGATCTAGATAAAAAGATGGTGGAAGAACCAATAGGATTGCCGACAGAGGGTGAAGAACACTACACCGGCGGCGGAGAACTAACTCTCCCCGAAGGCGGAGAATACGTTGGGTATTACCACACGAACCCCGATGAAGATGGGAACACCATGTACATGGCCGGCGAGTTTCACGCCTCTCCGGTACATGACATTTTGACTCCGTTCGCGAACAAACTCATTGTCCCCATCGGCGATATAAACGAGTATGCTGCCGAAGCAAGTTATATTGCCTCAGAAGAAAGACCGTTTGTAATTGAAAAATACATTACAATTAATGGTGAGAAAACAAATCCGACGATTGCTTTGGAAAGGATTAAGCAGAACGACCCGTTAGTCAACATATCCGAAGTTTATCCTGGGGATTTAGAGCTTGTATACCCCATCGGTCAAGATGGGACACCCAACAAAACGCTGCCACCGGTCGGAACCAAAGGTCAATTGGGCGCCCGCTATGGCTTAATGTTTTCTGTAATGATTGGAAGTGTAAAATATACACTAGCCTCAACAGAGATGGATATGTTAGACTTGACAATAGGTCAATCTGCACCGATTGAAGCGAATAGTAAGCTGCTACTGTGTATGATTAATCAACTCAAAGATTTAACAGAAATACAATACATTATAAATGGAGTATATTCTGCTAAAAAAGTACCCGCAATTTTAGCAATTTATAACGACATGGGATTTCTTCCATCTATTGGGGAACTTACCGTAGAAGATGGAGACACTAAACCTTCATACTTTCCAGACATATCAACTCCGACGTTCGAATCAAAGCCTGGTATAAAAGTTACCTTTCCTAACGCCCCAGAAAACTGGGCAGCCGATTATAGCGAGTCAAACGCGAAATGGGCTTCGTATGGTGATAGACAAATATTTACACCGTTTAATTTAGATTGGGATGATTGGGACCAGGTTTTACTTAAAGGCTCCAAGAGCAGAATTAAGAAATTATTCAAGCGATACTATTATGATCGAGATTTTGATCCATTTGGTTCAGAACAAGAATCAACAGATTTTTCTGCGCTTGCACTCAAAAACTTAAAAGCTTCCCTACAGCCCGCAACGGGTAAAAGAGTTTTACCATGGTTCAAAAGAAAGAATTTACGCGATAATCCATTTAATGCTAATGGAGAATTGTGTAAAAAACCATAAAATTAAATTAACGAGATAATTACAACAGGTTTTAATTATGGCACTTGGCGTATCACTACCAATCACTTTCGATTCTTCTGACGGATTTACTATGAATTATGGTGTAAAGGAAACTTTACGTCAGAACTTTATTATGTTATTGCTTACCAACCCTGGCGAGAGAGTAATGGAACCAAGCTTCGGTGTTGGCATCAAGACATATTTGTTTTCAAATAAATCAGAGGACTATCGCTCAACAATTATAGCGAAAGTAAATCAGCAAGTTAAAAGGTATATGCCGTCTATCATCGTTGGTTCGATAGACTTTGCGGAACTTACTCAAGATAGAAATTCCATGTCTATGAGAATAACCTACTCAATACCAGATCTCGGAATAAAAGATTTATTAGAACTTACTATTTAATGTGAGGAAAAGAAATGGCAGAAGATCAGAAAAAGTTCTTACCCATAAATTACACTAACAGAGAATTCTCAGAAATCCGACAGGATCTTTTGGAGATGGCGGAGCGCTTTTATCCTGATACATTCCAGGATTTCAGCGAGGCTTCATTTGGAGCCATGATGCTGGATGCTGTTGCGTATGTGGGTGACCAACTTAATTTTTACTTAGATTACAACATCAATGAATCCTTTTTGGATACATCCTTTCAGTATTCAAATGTTGTACGGCACGGAAGAGCCTTGGGCTATAAAGCCACCGGTCGATCCTCAACCTTTGGGGAAGTGAACTTGTACGTCCAGATCCCAGCTAGCTCCGCCGGCTTGGGACCAGATACGCGTTATATCCCGATTTTAAAAAGAGGCTCGAGGTTCACATCTAAAAATGGATTATCGTTTATGTTAATAGAAAACATAGATTTTAACGAACCGTCAAACCCAATTATCACTGCTCAGGTTAATAGTACCACCGGCGCACCGACTTATTATGCCATTAAGGCGTCCGGCAGAGTTGTATCTGGCAAGTTAGGTCAACAAACAGTTAAAACTGGCGCCTTCGAAAGATTTAAAAAGGTAGCCCTGACAGATCGAAACATTGTAGAAATAATTTCTGTGTTTGATACGGAGGGTAACCAATATTATGAAGTTGAATACTTGGCCCAAGATATGGTGTATAAAGAAATAACAAATGATAATTTTAAAAATGACAACGTACCATCTATCCTAAAACCAATGCTGGTCTCAAGGAAATTTGTCACAGAGCATTCTAGGAATGGACACTTTCTACAGTTTGGCTCCGGAGACGCAAATGAAACAGATATTGTGGCATCTCCACAATCGGTTGCAATTGATGTCTTCGGGAAGAATTATGTAACAAACACATCTTTTGACCCAACAAGATTATCAAAAAATATTAGCTACGGAATCGTACCGTCGAATACATCGCTTTATATCGTTTATCGTACAACCAATAACGCAAATTCAAATGTTTCCACAGGCGCCGTGAATAAAGTCTCTTCACCACTATTAGAATTCAGCGACAGGACTCTTCTGAGCGATTCAGAAATAAGCACGTTGGTTAGTAGCCTCGAGGTTTCCAATCCCAAGCCTATCACCGGTGACGTGACAAGTCCATCGACATCTGAGATAAAAAGAAGGATCTATGATACGTTCCCGACTCAAAACCGCGCTGTCACTCAAGCAGATTATGAAAATATTGCATATAGGATGCCAGCAAAATATGGATCAATAAAGAGGTGCGTGATAATAAAAGATCAAAACTCCATGAAGAGAAATCTGAATATGTACGTTATATCTGAAAATAGTTTTGGAAAGATGATTGCGACTAACAAGACAATCAAACAGAATCTACAGACATGGCTCAATAATTATCGCATGATTAATGACACCATTGATATTTTAGATCCATACATCATTAATTTAGGGATTGATTTTGTTATAAAATTGAAACCCGGACATAGTCGAACAGACATCCAGTCCTTAGCCGTATCAAAGATTCGTAAGATCTTCGCCGAGGGATTTTTCATCTCCGAAGCAATGTATGTTAGCAGTATTTATACCGCCCTGAAAGATCTCGATGCGGTCTTAGACGTCACTAGTGTAAAAGTAAACAACAAAAGCGGCGGTCAATACTCTCCCACAACGTTTGTGATCAATAAAAACATGTCGCCCGACGGAAGTCAACTCTTGTGCCCGGCGAATGCAATATTTGAAATTAAATATCCAGAAGTCGACATTAGAGGTAAAATTAAGTAATGGGTCTCCTAAGATATACAGCTTCGGCTGACAATACAATTGTTAATGCATATCAGCTTAATTTAAAAACACGTGGTTCGGGCGCAAACGCCGGAGCCTCAGATGTATTGGAGGTGTTTTCAATCTATGGCAGAATATCTTCGGCATCACAAGAACTATCGCGTGTTTTAATCAAGTTCCCAACAACGGGAATTGCATCTGATCGTACTGCCGGCACGATACCAGCCAGCGGCAGCGTCAGTTTTTATCTTAAACTATTTAACGCTCAGCACTCCAGAACCACTCCGATTGAATACAAATTAAATGTTGCGGCGGTAACTGAAGACTGGGAAGAGGGCATTGGTCTGGATTTGCTCGGCTACAAAGACTTAAACAAAGGACAAATTGGGTCAGACTGGGTCCAGAGAAAGAAAGGCTCAGACTGGGGTATGATAGGCGGCAGTTATAGAGAAGACTCTGATTACCTATATACGACCCACTTATCTGGTGGATTAGAAAATATAGAGGTTAATATAACGCCACTTGTAGAACGCTGGCTTGCTGGAACCCAAACAAACTATGGCGTTAATGTAAGATTATCAGCTTCATACGAGGCATCCGCTTCAGAAACCTATGCCGGCATCGATTCTAGTGTTATAACCAACTCTGCCGGCGCAAGAGAT